CCATGGGTGGACCTGGAAGTGGTGGAGCGCGCGCTCGCAGTGGTGGGCCGCCGCCGGACCCGCACGCGCTCGCGCGCCAGCGGGACGGCAAGGAATGGACGAAACTGCCGTCGGCTGGCCGGATGGGGGAACCACCGGAATGGCCGGATGAGGTCGTGGAGCCGAACGAGAAGGAACTGCTGATGTGGCGGCGCATCTGGATGTCGCCGCAGTCGCTCGTCTGGGAAGCCGACCACGCGCAGGACATGGTCGCCTTCTACGTGCGGACCTACCTGGAGGCGATGAAGCCTCACGCTGGTGCGCAGGCTCGGACGTTCGTGAAGCAGATGTCGGAAGCGTTGCTGCTGAGCCCGGCCAGCCTCACCCAGCAGCGGTATGTGATCGACGGGACCCCTGAGGCTCGGGCGATCGATGCCGCCGTGGCTGACCATGCTGCGAATGCCCGCCGACGCGGCCCTGGCAAGTCGGCTCGCGAGCGCTTCACCGTTGTGCAGCCGCCCGACGATGAGCCGGAAACGGATGTCGCGTCCGAGGAACCTCCGTTCTGATGGGGGCTCATCGGCGTACTTTTGCCAGGCTGGAAAGTAGGCTGGCGATGGCTACCGACTCGGCGAGCCGAGACGCGATTCTCGACCAGTGGCTGGACGTATCAACGCTGGCCACGGATTACGATGCCGACCAGTGGGGTCTGAACCCCGATGATCCGATGTGGCAGGTGGGTTCCGAGTGAAATGCGTGAAGATTGATGTGGAGAGCGCCATCCCCGAGGGGGAACTGGCGGACGGGCTTTTCAGCACGTTCATGAAGAACGATCTAGCCAAGAAGATCATCGACCAGCATCGTCACCGTGCCGACGAGGCTGCCTCATCTGTCGGGGGTAGCGTTCGCACTGACCGGGTGCCGGAGTTCTACATCCGGCGCGGCTCGGACCTGGTCGAAGGCGGTGATTTCCTGCTGACCGCCTCCCGGTGGGACGTCTGGGTGCCGGATGGCTTTGACCCGAAGCGCGTGGACAGTGCGAGCCGGTAGTGCCGCTGCCGGTTCCGCAGAATGAGTACCTGGTCGATTTTCCCACGCTCTGGGTGGCGATCGACTGGGTTGAGCACCACTGCGTCATCCCTGATGGCTTCGCGAAAGGCCAGCCGTACGAACTGGCCGACTGGCAGACGTGGTTCTATGTCAACCATTACCGGATCAAGCCGACCGCTTCATTGGATGGTCGACCGGCGGTGGGCGCTCCCGCGTTTCACTACCGGCGGTCCCAGATCGTCATGCCGCAGAAGGCGCTTGCTCTAGACACGCCGATCGCCACGCCGAACGGCTGGTCCACGATGGAGCGTCTGATCGTCGGTGACCTGGTGTTCGATAAGGATGGCCAGCCGACCAAGGTGCTGTCCAAGTCGCATCGCTGGCTGACTGATACCTTCCGGGTCGAGTTTAGCGACGGCTCCAGCCTGATCGCTTGTGGTGACCACGAGTGGGTGATTGTTGGTCTGCCGAGCCGGGTCTCGACGATGGGATTGATGCCGGGAATGTCCGTGCCCGCCGTCCCGGCCTTTCATAAGCCTGAGCGCCGAATCACCGCGATCACGCCGATCGAACCGGTGCTGACGCAATGCCTGACGGTCGAGTCAACGACGCACACGTTCCTTGCTGGGTCGGAGATGATTCCCACTGGCAACTCTGGCAAGGGTCCGTTAACGGCGTCTCAGTGCTGTCTTGAGGGAGTGGGCCCGGCGCTGTTCGCTGGCTGGGCAGTAGAGGGCGACGTCTATCGCTGCCGGGACCATGGCTGCCCTTGTGGGTGGGAGTACTGGTATGGCGCGGGCGAGCCGATGGGTGTGCCGTGGCCGACACCACTGATTCAGATCACGGCATTTTCTGAGGAGCAGCCGCTAGCGCTGGACACCCCGGTTCCAACGCCGACCGGCTGGAGCAGCGTCGGAGCATTGAAAATCGGAGACGAGGTCTTCGATCAGGATGGGATACGCCAGACGGTTCAGCGCGCGACTCGCGTCATCAATGGGCTTGAATGTTTTGAGGTGACTTTCTCGGATGGCGAGAAAATTGTCGCGTCTGCCGGTCATGGCTGGACTATGGAGCGGAAGACGTCCCATGGCGATCGCCATGAAGTGGTCACTGTCACCACGGAAGAGTTGGCCGAGACATACCTGAACGCGCGATACCGGACGGGAGCGGGGGCCGAATGGGAACTTCCCCGCGCGGACCTGGCGCTTGACCCGTATCTGCTGGGGTTGTGGCTCGGAGATGGCAGCACGGCGGATTCGACAATCGCCTATGACTCCCGGCTTCGGGGAGAGATGGAATCTATTGTCAAGCCGTTGCTGGCTGAGCATGAAGAGATCGTCTGGACGCAGTCTGGAGGCAACGAAGGTACTTTCAGGATTCGACGCCGATACGGTCACGATCTGCTTGATAAGAGTTGCGGGGCTTGCCCCCGTGGTGAGCCACGGGACTCCATGCGCGAAACACTCCGAAGCATCGGGGTGCTCGGAGACAAGCACATACCCGATATCTATCTTCGTGCTTCCGCTGCCCAGCGTCGTGGTCTGCTCCAGGGGATGATCGACTCTGATGGCCATGTTGAAGCAAACGGGCGGGCCGGTTTCACCAATACGAACCCCCGCATCATCGCCGGGCTGGAGGAATTGCTGACCAGTCTCGGATACGCGCACAATAAGCGTTGGGACCGGACGGCCAATGCCTGGCGGTTGTTTTTTGTCCCAACGAGCGAAGCGCCGGTAGCCCGGTTGGCGCACAAGGTGGTTCGCCGCCGGGGATCGGCCTGGAGATATGTCTCCGAGGTTCGGCCTGTGGAGTCCGTTCCAGTTCGGTGCATCGGCATCGACACTGAGGAGCACCTGTTCCTAGTCGGTCGGCGAGCCGTCCCGACGCACAACACTGACAACGTTTATGGCGCGTTGAAGCCGATGATCGAAAACGGTCCGCTCGCCAATATCGTCCCCCGCGTCGGGGAGGAGTTTATGCGCTTGCCTGGCGGCGGACGAATTGACACCGTCACCAGCAACAATCAGTCGCGTCTGGGCCAGCGGGTTACGTTCGTACCACAAGATGAAGCCATGCATCTAGACACTCCTCTCCCAACCCCAACTGGCTGGACGACGATGGGCGAAGTGGAGGTCGGCGATCTGCTCATCGGAGCGGATGGACGACCCGTCCGCGTTATCAAGACGACCGAAGTCCAACACGGACGGATCTGTTATCGAGTGACGTTCAAGGATGGCACGTCTGTCGTTGCGAGCGACGGCCATCAGTGGCTTACTCGTGTTGCCGCGTCGGTGGCGAAGCCGCAGGTACGCACGACGGGTGACATGTTCAGCAACCCGCTCACACCCAACAGTAGGCAGCCGCGCCGATTCTGCGTTCCCGCTCCTGAGCCGTATGACCTCCCCGAAGTCGACCTCCCCGTATCGCCATACCTCCTGGGCCTCTGGCTGGGCGACGGGCGCACCGGCAACATGGAGATCGCTGCCCATAACGATGAAGCCGAGGAGCTTTGTCAATATTTGATCGAAGATGGCGCGAGCGAGGCGCGCGTCTGGCGACGGCAGCCGAAGGTCCCCATCATCAAACTCTCGCGCAAGATGGGCTTCCAGGGAGATTTGCGGCCTGATTACGTCAAGCGCTTCCAAGCGCTGCCTGCTTATCGGCTGAAGCACATCCCTGAGGAGTACTTTCGCGCATCGCTGGAGCAGCGACTGATGCTGCTTCGCGGCCTGATGGATTCTGACGGGCACTGCACAGCCACTGGGTTCTGTACTTTCGCGGGCAACGAGCAACTGACCGGCGACATGGTGCGACTACTGCGAACGGTCGGAATCAGCGTCCAAAACGTGAAGCGGGCCGACCCACGAGCACGGACTGGTTTTGGCTGGAAGGTGAACTTCACCCCAAGGAACGGAATGCAACCGTTCCGGCTCAAGAGGAAGGCTGATCGGGTGAAGTCGGCTTGGGCCGGTTCCGATTGGATCGTCATTTCGTCCATCGAGCCAGTGGAGTCGGTTCCCGTCCGCTGCGTTGGCGTTGACTCTGACGACCACCTGTTCTTGGCTGGCGAGGGTGGGCACGTCACGCATAACTGCGGGTTGTGGCTGCCGATGAGCAAGGACGGCAAGGGCGGCAACATGGTGAAGGTCGCCCACACTCAGCGCCGTGGCGCGTCCGGTATGAGCGGGAGAGTCACCGAATCCACTAACGCCTGGGACCCGAGCGAGAACAGTGTCGCGCAGCAGACCGCGCTGTCGGCGCTGACGAAGAAGGATATTTTCCGCCTGCACCGGCTGGCTCCGTCCACCTGGTCGTTCACTGACAAGCGCGAGCGCCGCAAGATCCTCAAGTTCGTTTACAAGGGGTCCTGGTGGGTGGACCTGGATTCGATCGAGGCGGAAGCCTCCGAGATCCTCCTTACCGATCCCGGCCAGGCCGAACGCTTCTACGGCAACAGGGTTGTGGCCGGGCTCGGACAGTGGATGGATGACGCGCTGTGGGAGGCGCATGAGGAGGACCGGGTGGTGCCGGATGGCACCGCGGTCGCGGGCGGGTTCGACGGGTCGGAAAATGACGACTGGACGGCGATCCGGTTGGAGACGCAGGACGGGTTCCGTTTCACCCCGCGTTACGGGCCGGACCGGCGCCCGGCGTACTGGAACCCGGGCGAGTGGGGTGGTTCGATCCCGCGCGGTGAGGTCAATGCTTGCGTCGACGAGATCAGCCGCCGGTACCGGCTGCGGCGGTTCTACTGCGACCCCCGCGACTGGCGCAGTGAGATCGGGGAGTGGGCGCTGAAGGTCGGCGAGGAGGAGGTGTTTGAGTGGTCCACGTACCGGATCGACGCCATGTTCTTGGCGCTGAAGCGGACCTTCAACGACCTGAAGTCCGGCCGGACTAAGCATGACCGTGACCCGGTCGCGGCCCAGCACATCAGCAACGCGCGGAAGGTGGCGAAACCGGGGGATAAGTACATCCTCGGTAAGCCGGATGCGCACAGGAAGATCGACATCGCGATGGCGGATACCCTGGCGCATGAGGCCGCAGCCGATCTTCATGCCATCGGGCCTGACGCGTGGGCACCGAAGCGGCGGCTCACGCGGATGTCCGGCCGCGCCAGATCGTACTAGGAGAAGCAGATGGCACTGGCTCTGGCGACCACCCCCGATGTCGGCTCCCCCGAATGGTGGGTGAACCGTCTCTACCTGGTGTTGCAGGACCGCCGGGATGAGATCAACAAGTACGATGACTACTACCGGGGCAACTTCCCGCTGCCGTGGCTGGCACCGCAGGCCCGCGACGATTTCCGCCGGGTGCTGAAGATGAGCCGGGCCAACTACACCGGCTTGGTCATCGACGCCCAGTGCGAGCGGATGGCCGTCGAGGGGTTCTTCGTCACCGAGGACACCGATGGAACCCCAGACATCGACACCAAGAACGACGATCCGCTGGCGACCGACGCGGCGATGCAGCGGATCTGGCAGGCCAACAACCTGGACACATTCTTCGACCAGGGGCTGCTGGAGGCGGCGATCACCGGCCAGTCTTACCTGTTGCTGGAGCCGAACGCGAAAGACTCGAAGACGCCGCATATTTACATTGAGCATTCCAGTCAGGTGGTTATCGCGTTCAAGGCTGGCACGAACCGCCGGGAGCCGCTGGCTGCACTGAAAGCGTGGACGGATGAGTGGACGGGGAAGATCTTCGCGACCCTGTATCTGGAACGTTCGATCCACAAGTTCGAAACCGATGACCGGAACCTGGCCAATATCACCATGCAGGCGGCGGCGGGCGTCCCCGACAACCGGCTGATGCCGATCTGGAATCTCCGCTCGGTGCAGCAGGCGCAAGGCCCGAACCGGCTTGGCTACGTCCCGATGTTCGAACTGCCCAACAACCCCCGGCTGCTCACCGGTGGCCAGTCGGAAATCTGCGATCTAACCGACACGCAGGACCGGATCGTGAAGACCATCGTCGATCGGATGATGACCCAGGATTATGGGGCGTTCCCGCAGAAGTGGGCGTCGGGCTGGCCGGAGGAGGACGGGTCGGGTAACCCGACCCCGGAGATCCAGATCGGCCGGGACCGGATCATCACCACCGAGGTCGCGGAAACCAAGTTCGGCCAGTTCACGGCGGCCGACATCAGCGGGTATATCGCCGCCAAGCAGGACGACGTCACGGACATGGCCAGCCGCAGCCGGACCCCGGCGCAATACCTGCTGGGCAGCATGTCAAACGTGAACAGCGACACCTTGAAGGCGTCTGAGTCCGGGCTGGTCGCGAAGGTCCGGCAGCGGATGCGCGGCCATAACGACCCGCTGGAGAACGCGATGATGAGGGTGCGGGAGATGGCCGGGCTCCCCGCCGGACCTGGCGTGAACATCGAGGTGGTGTGGCGTAACCCGGAGTTCCGCACCGAGGGCGAACTGGTGGACGCGCTGCTGAAGATGGCCGACCTCGGTGTGCCGGAGGAGGCGCTGTGGGGCCGCTGGGGTGCCACCCCCGAGGAGGTGCGCCGCTGGAAGGCCATGCTGGAGGACAAGATGAAACGAGCCGCCGCCGGGGACGCCACCGTCATCCTCGCCGAGCGCTACCGGGCCGCCGCCGCCGCACCCGCCGAAGCCGAGGCCGCTGCCGCAGCGGCGGAGAAGGTCGCCAAGGCGAGAGCCAATGGTGGCGGTGCGAACGACAAGGGCACACAGCCCGGCCAGGCCAGGGGCACGCGCGGCCCCGGGAACGCACGGACCGGCGGCCAGTCCGGCGGCAACTCGAAGTCCTCAGCGGCCAAGCGCCGCTCTGACGCGCCGAAGCCGAGCACGACATGAGCGATCCGGACGTGATTGATCAGGTCGCTTGGGCACTACATTGCTGGACCTGCCCGGTCTGCGTCGTCAACGGTATCGAAGCGATGGCACACAGCGACCAGGACCATGTGACTGAGCCAGATCGAATGCAGGCAGCGTTCCTCGTCGGCATGCTGGGACTGACCAAATGACCGTCCAGACCGGCGCACCGGCCGGTACCCGGCAGGCTCAGGTCCTGCTGGCGTCGGCGGCCGAGTATCAGGCGGAGCAGGAAGCGGAGCGACGTCGGATGATCGCTGCCGTGATGGCGGTCTGGGCGACGCTGGACATGAAACAGGTGTGGCCGTCGTGGACGATCGGCGGGCTGGGCAGCCGGATCTATCTGCTGCTGTCGTCGCTGATGGAACTGGTCGCCGCCGACGCGAACGGCTACGTGCGCAAGACGCTCGCCGACCAGGATCTGCTGTATCTCGGCCCGGACATCAACCCGATCAACTTCGCGGGGGTCGCCTCCGATGGCCGGGATCTGGAGCAGTTGCTGCGTGGCGCGATCATCAAGGTTCGCGAAGCGCAGCGCAAGGGCATGTCGGATGAGGCGGCGGCTGAGCGCGGTCGCCATTTCCTGGATCTGGTGCTGAAGACGCAGGTCGCGGACGCGGCGCGGGCAGCGGAGTCGGTCAGTATCACCGTGTCCGACCCGGAGACACCGGCGGGGAAGAAGGTGCAGGTCGGGTTCGTGCGGATGCTGACGCCGCCGTCGTGCGGCCGGTGTGCCGTCCTGGCCGGGAAGTTTTACAAGTGGAATTCCGGCTTCCTTAGACATCCGGCGTGCCAGTGCTTCCACGTGGTCACAACCATCGCTGGATCGAACGAGATACTCACCAACCCGTACGTCTACTTCAACTCCCTGTCCGAGCAGGAGCAGAACGATCTGTTCGGGAAGGCACAGGCGGAAGCGATCCGCGACGGCGGCGACATCAGCCAGGTCGTCAACAGCGCGCGGACGGCCGGGTCGATGTTCACCGCCGACGACGGGAAGCGCTACACGACCGAGGGGACGACGAAGCGGGGATTCGCTCGCGGGGTTGCTGGCCGAGTTCTTCGCCCTACCGTCTGGCAGATCTACCAAGACGCCGACGGGGATAAAGCGGAGGCGATCGAGGCGCTGCGCCTCTACGGGTATATTCTTCCGCGCACTCGCTGATGCCTTGCGGTCCGCGATCCTATATGCTGCATCCAGAAGTGATCACGGCGCGATACCACGATCACTCCCACACTTCGTCGGCGCGATGCCGACGCGCACGGCCAGCGCGAGGCTGGCAGACCAGGGAGAACGAATGCTACCGCCCTTGTTCGATCCGCTCGGTTTTCGCTTGGATGGCCGCCCGTTCTGGGGTTTCTCCGGCGCCGAAGGTGACGATGACGGTGGTGACGGCGACGACGCTGCCGCCGAAAAGGACCCCGTCAAGGTATTGGAATCGACCCTGAGCAAGGTGCGCCAGGAGCGCAAGCAAGTTCAGGATGAGTTCCGGCCTTGGAAGGCCGCATTCCGCGAACTGGGTATTGACTCTCCGGACAGGTTGAAGGACTTGCTGGGGGGCGCTGGCGCTTCAGGTGGCACCGGCAAGCAGGAGCAGGTCGATGTCGAAGCGATCCGTAAGCAGGCTCGTGACGAGATCCGCCTGGAATCCAACCGTGATCTCGCTCTGGCGAAGGTGGAAGCCGCCGCCAAGGGAATGTTCGCGGACCCGGACGACGCGGTCGCGTTTTTCAAGGGGTCCGTGGATGACCTACTCGGCCGGGACGGCAAGCCGGATAAGAACGTGATCAAGCGGGAACTGGATGGCCTGCTGGCCGCGAAACCGCATTGGGGCGTCGGCAAGCAGGAGGATATGTCGTTCGACGGCGGCGCTCGCACTCCGGCCACCGCACCGAAGACGATGGACACCTTCCTGAGGCAAGCCTCGCGCAATAAGCGCGGGCAGTAAGCGGCTCCCGCCCGGGGGTCGCATGACCCCTGGAGACGCAGTGAAGAACCACATCAGGGAGCCGATCGGCTTCCGCTCCGATGGGCGGCCGATTTACGGCTTCTCCGGCGGGGCCTATGACAGCCTGACCAACCGGTCGGATGTCGCACCACTCATCCCAGAGCAGGTGTCCAACGAGATGCTCGGGAAGGCGACCGAAGGGTCCGCCGTTCTGGCGATGTTCCGCCGGATTCCCGTACAGGGCACGTCGCTTCGATTCCCCATTCTCACCGCCCTGCCGATCGCCTACTGGGTCGCCGGTGACACCGGCCTCAAGCAGACGACCGAGATGGGCTGGAGCAACAAGTACCTCACGATCGAAGAGATCGCGACGATCATGCCGGTGCCTGACAACGTCATGGAAGACGTGTCGGTGAACATCTGGGACGAGGCGCAGCCGCTCATCGTGGAGGCGTTCGCCCGGGTGCTCGATTCGGCCGTGTACTTCGGTGCTGGTGCTCCCGCGTCGTTCCCGACGAACATCATCGCTGCCGCTGCCGCTGCGGTGAACTACATCGATGTTGGCGCGTCCACCGTGGCTCAGGGTGGATTCATGGGTGACCTGGACAAGTTGATCGGGAAAATCGAAGAGGACGGGTACGACACCACCGGCTACCTCTCCCCGATCTCCACCCGCTCCAAGTTTCGCCAGACCCGTGACACCACTGGCCGGAAGATCGACGAGAACCGGGTCGGCGGTGACCTGCGTAGCGTCGATGGCGTGCCGATCATGTACCCGATGCGCGGGCTGTTCCCCGTGTCCGGTGGTGTCGGCGTCAACGGTGTCGCGCTGATCGGTGGCGACTGGTCTCAGTTCGTTGTCGGCGTGAAGTCGGGGATCGAGTACAAACTCATCACCGACGGCGTCATCACCGACGACCAGGGCAACATCGTGTACAACCTGCCGCAGCAGGACATGCAGGCCATTCGGCTGAAGTTCCGGGTCGGCTGGCAGGTAGCGAACACGATCAACAACGACAACCCGACGGAAGCCACCCGCTACCCCGTCGGCTATCTCCGGACGGTGGGCGCGTAATGGGCATGAAGACGGTCAAGTCCATTGACCATGACGCCGCGACGATCCTCGCTACCGTCGTCACCACGGTTGAGGCTCCGTTTACCGGGAAGGTCGCCGAGGTCACCTACACGGCGGTCGCCGCCGTAACCGGTGCGGCCTCACCGGCCAGCCGAACACTCAGCGTCATCAACCACGGCCAGGCCGGTGCTGGTACCACGGTGGTCGCCAGCCTCGCTCTGGTGTCAGGCGTCAACCTCGTCGCGTTCGATGAGAAGGCGGTCACCTTGTCCGTCACAGCGGCGGACCTTCTGGTCACCGCTGGCGATGTCCTGGAGTTCCGATCCGCCGCAGTCGGCGGTACAGGCCTGGTCGATCCCGGCGGGTCGGTCAGCGTTACTTTTGAGAGGAACGACTGATGGCCGAAGTCCGTCCAGCCGCCAAGACCGCTGTCGCGCCGATCAACCCCAGTGGGTTGCAGCGCGGCGAGAAGGTCGGCACACCGCTGACTACCAACCCGCCACGTGGTGTCGATGAACTCCCCAGCGATGCGATCGCCGACGAGCCCGCCGCTGCTGCCCTTCAGAAGCACGTGAAGGGCATCATCGACAAGGAGACCGCCCAGGGGTACCGGGGCGATCCGAATAAGAACCGGACGCCGAATTCGGCTTACACTCTCGCCGGTGTCGGCCGGGGTGACGTTACTCCGGAGACCACGGTCCACACACCGTCGTCAAAGTAGTCCCAACTCCGGCCCACCTCCGCTTGGAGCGTGGGCCGGAGGTTCGCACTTGAGTTGGAGGACGCGTCATGCCGTTCAGTGTCAGCACTGCCGACATCGAATCACGGTGGCGTCCCCTTTCCGTTGCGGAAGCCGACGTCGGGCTCCAGCGGCTAGTAGACGTGGAACGGCAGTTGCGCATTCGACGGCCGACACTGCTGGCGTTCTACACGGCGCTCGTAGCGGACGTTGCGCCGATCACGGTGAAAGCCGATCTGCTAGAAACGATTCGGGCAGTCCTGGCCGGTGTCGTCATCCGCTACCTGCGCAACCCTGACGTGACGTCACGTCAGGACATCGGCTCTGATGGTTCGATCGGTATCGGCTTTGACACCCGGACTGATGGCGGCGTTTACCTGGCCGATGAGGATCTGGTGGAGATCGACGCGGCAGTGGCCGTTGCGGGCGGGGCCGCCTATGCCCGGGTGCGCTCGCGGGTCTTAGTATCGACGTTCCCCTATGCGACCGTCGGTGATCCGACGATCCTCCCCACACCGTAAGGGCTCCCATGGCTACGTTTAACCTGACTACGACGCCTTCGGTCATCGACCAGGGTGTCAGCGATTTCATCCGCGTCAGGAACGCCAGCGACGTCGTCGTGATCGTCACCAGGGGCGGCTACGAGATCGAACGTCTTCGGCCGGGCGCCTCGGGGACGTACTACCTGGAGCACGAGATCCCGGTGTACGCCGCAGTCGTCAGCGGGCTTGGAGCCGTCGACGTCGTCGCGACAGCGAAGGCGGCGCTGCCCTCGGCCACGTTCGCGCGGATCAGCAACCCGTTCGAGAAGATGCCATTCACCTGCTATGGGCATTCGTTCATGGCGGCGGCCGGTGGCGCTGGGACGACCACGGGAGCCCGGTGGCCGGAGCGGATCGCCGCTCGGTTGGCGACTGGAGCGCTCGTCAATAACGCCGTCTCCGGTACGTCCATGTCTGAGATCGCGGCGCGCGCGCTGACCACCTGGACTCCGGCGACTCGTGGTCTTGTTGCGATGATGGGCATTCTCAATTCGGTGCAGTATCTGGAGGGCGCTTCGACGTGCGCCGAGTCGCTGCGGGCCGCCCTGGCGGTGCTCACGGCCTCCGCGAAGTTCGAGGAGTCCTCCACCATCTTCGCCTTCAACGGGACGTGGGTAGCCGGGCCTACCACTAACGTCAGCGGCAGCGCCAGCAAGCGGACCACTACTGTGACGGACAGCGTTGATGTCTACCTGGCAACCGGGTCCGGTTATCTGATCACCCAACTTTCCGCGTCTTCGGGTGGAACGATCGTCGCGACCGTCTCCGGAACCGGAGCGGTAGTGGGGACCTGGTCGACCAACGGGCACGCACCGCACACCACGCCGGGGCCGATGGTCCTGGGTGTTTCCGGGCTTGCGGCGGGCGTTACAGTCCGGTTTACCCTGACGGCTGGCACCGGTTTCACCGTCGACGGCCTGCTGGTTCCGAACACAACGAACCCACCGGTCATCGTTTTCGGGCAGGAAGGGCCGTGTAACGTCTACACGGGGGCTTCGGCGGCGAACACGGTGGACGTGAACCGTGCCCTTCAGGTCTCCTACGGGGCGGCTTGCGATGCGGTCATCGTTGATTTCCCGAGCGTCGTGAATGTTCGCGCCCTCGCCAGCGGCTGGCTGGTTGATGACTACACGTGGGTCGGCGATGGCACCCACCCGAATGATGCGGGGCAGGTCTTTCTGGCCGACATCGCACAGCGTGCCTTACAGGAGGCGGTGATCGGCGCTCGCGACGGGCTGAACTTGATCACCGCGTCGCCCATGGTCGTGGAGGGAATGAGCGGGTACTACGTCGGAAGCCCCACGGTTCCGCCGACGCCCACGTTGTTTTCTGCGGTCGGTGTTGTCAGCACGCAAGCGAACCTGTACGGGAGCATTCCGTCTACAGGTGGGTCCGCGATCACCGGGTACAAATGGCAATACCGTACGACCGCTGGTCCGGGCGCTTGGACGGATCTGCCGGGCTCGGCGACCGCCGTTACCGTCGCGACCGGCTTGACAAACGGCACGTCGTATGACTTTCGGATGGCCGCGACAAACGCTGTCGGTGACAGCGCATGGTCGGCTGCGGCCACCCCGACCGTGGTGTACGCCTACGACCTGTTCACCCGGGCGAACGCATCCAGCCTCGGAACGAGCACCAGTGGCACGGCGTGGACGTCGACGGCGGCGAACGGAATCGTCTCCAACATGGCGGGAGGTTCCGCTACGGTGACGGCCAACCCGTCAGTGATCGAAACGTCGCAGGCGACGTGCACCGTTCAGGCGCTGGTGGCCGCTGCGGGGTCTGTCGGGATCGTCGGGCGCGCAACGGATATCAGCAACCATTTCATTTTCACTGGATCGGTGACCGGCGCCTGGCAGTTGTATAAGCGGGTGGCTGGGGTGTTTACCTTGCTTCTCGACGCGGGGATTGTGGTTCGGACGGGCGACGTCCCTCAGATGGTGTTCAGCGGGAACACGATTACGGTCAAGTTGAACGGGGTGACCATCGGAGCCGTTACTGACGCCTTCAACAACACCGCGACCAAGGCGGGTATCCGGATGAGCGATGCTCCGGGCCGGTTGGATGACTTCTTCGTCACCGCGTGAACCACCGTAGGATGACCAGTAGCGCACCATTCACGAAAGGCATCATCCATGACTGAGGCCCGTCCTTCTGGCGCCCTTCTCACCTGCGTCATCCCCGCGCCGCCGAAGCGTCCGCTAATCAGGACTGTTGAGGACGCCGTGCGCTACGGCGGCGGTAGTCAGGCTCCGGGGAGGTGGAGCAAGGTATTCAATCCGGTTCGGACTCGCTGGCAGGACTCGAATCGGGAGAATTTCGAGCGTTCGATCGCCGCGCAGGATGCTGCCGAGGCGGCTGCTCGCGGCGGGGCGATGTCCGCTGTTGGCCACCTGTGGCTGGCGAAGGTCGACCTGGCCGGGAATCAGTATGACCTGGGGTTGGCTTCGTGCCGGGTTATCACCACGACTGGCGTCAACTTTATTGTGGATGCGTTCCAGGGGCTGGTCGAGCCGGAGAATATGAAATACCACGGCCTTGGTACTGGCGGGTCGGCTGAGGCTGTAGGCAACACCGCGTTGACGACGGAATTGACCACCCAGTATTCCACGTCGAACACTCGCCCGACGGGGTCGCTGGGTGAGCAGGCCGGTAACGCGAACGTGTACGAGACCATCGCTACCATCACCGTCTCCGCCACGGTGGCCGCCACCGAGCATGGGATCTTCTCGCAGGCCGCGACCGGCGGCGGAGTCATGCTGGACCGGACGCTGTTCTCCGTGGTCAACCTTGCGTCCGGTGAAAGTTTGCAGTCCACGTATCAACTTTCAATGTTCGCGGGGTTTTAGCCTGTATGTTCTACTTTATCCGATAGGAGGGCGGCGACATGGCCAGCCTGATGCCCTCCGGGTCTCCGGAGACCTTCACTGGCTCCGACGGATCAGCGCCGAACGCGACGAACGTCGCCGTCACGTACGCGGACGGGTCCGGCGCGATCACCGTCCAGTCCAACACCATGCGTCTGCGGACCGGGACGGCGATCAACAACCGGATATCTGTCCGGCTGACCGGCGTTTCTGTCGCCGATGGGGAACTGGTCTTCACCCACACCCTGGTCAACACGTCTTACCCGTACGTAATCCTGCGGGGCGGAAGCAACTTGGACTCCGGGAACGGGTACCTGTTCACCCTGGAGGCAGCCGACATGACCCTGACCCGGCATGTCTCGTACGCCGGGCCGGACCTGGTCACCATCACCCACGGGTTCACTCTCGGGCAGACCGTCAAGACCAGGGTGTCGATCTTCGGCCAGGTCATTCGCGCTCGCACATGGTTGGCGACCGACTCGGAGCCGACGTCGGCCTGGCAGATCACCTACACCGACCCGACCGGCTCCGGTGGTATCTCAGCGGCCGGAATGATGGGCTGGACGACGGCGGCGGCGTCGGCCGGGGCGAAAGACTGGTTCATCGACGACGTCGACGCCAAGGACACCCTGACTCCCACGCAGGCGACCCTGCTGGCGACCGCGTCGATCACCCCTTCTGCCGCTCTCGTCAAGACTATGCCGAAGATATTCGCCGCTGGAGTCAGCCCGGCGGGGGCGCTCGCCACGATGCGAGTCGTCGTGCGGTTGTTCACCGCCGGGGTAAGCCCGGCGGGCGCGCTTGTCAAGGCGCTGCCCCGAACGTTCGCGTCGTCGATCAGCCCCTCCGCTGTCATGGTGAAGCAGGACCTGAAGGCGTTCGCGAGCCTGATCATCCCCGTCGCGGCGTTGAACAAGAGCGCGGCCAAGAAGTTCACCGGCGAGGTCTCACCATCTGGTAGCGCGGTCGCGCTGTTTGTTGGCCGGATCTTCGGCCGTCCGGGAATCGTCGTGATGTCTCTGATCACACGGTCCGAGGTCCGCATCCGGCACAGGAAAGGCTGACATGGCATGATCGACAGCAACCGGCATCCCGTGTACGTCGGCCAGAGAATCCTGGTCGAGATCGAGTACCGGCTGAATGGCAACCCCACCGACCCGACGATCGTCCAGTACACCTACCGGTCGCCGCTGGGCGTCACCGCCACCGTGACCTACCCCGATGAGGCATTCATCCGCCGGTCGGAAGGTTTGTACGACGCCAGCATTCTGGTGGACGAGCCGGGCACCTGGATCATCCGCGGCGAAGGCGCCGGGATCGTTGACGGCGTAAATGAACTGGCCCAGGAAGTCCTCGCGAGTGGATTGAGTGGATAATGGACGAGAACAGCAACCAGGAGGACATCATGGCCCGCACCGGAGCCACGAAGCCATCAGTACCAGACGTCGAACCGGTTATCGATTTCATGGCTGAAGCCCCGCCCGCTCGTCCGTACGGCGACGCGATCACCGCTGAACATCGTGCGCTATTGGCTGCCAACGGCGTTAATGTCGCGGCGGCGTCCGGCGAATGAGCATCGAAGCGATCGTCGCTAACGGCCGCCGACTTATCGGTACGTCGTTTCTCGATCGCGCCCGCATCCAGGACCGGACGATGGTTCGGGACACCAGCGGCGGCCAGAAGGAGACGTTCACTGAACGGGGTGTCACCATCGAATGCCGGTTCGTCACCCCGAAAGACGACGATCCGATCTTGAAGGTGGATAGTGTCTTCGGGCCAGCGACGATGGTGCTGCTGATGCCGCTTGGCACCGTGTTCGAGGAGGGCGATCGGGTCCGGAATCTCATTGACAGCAGCGTCTTCCAGATCACACGAGACGTGAGCGTCCCCTCTGAACTGGCTGTTCTGATGCGCGCCGGAATCCGGGAGGTGTAACCGTGGCCGGGTGGAAAGTGAAGTTCAATCGGCTCGGCGCGGTCGCGAAGGCTATGCCACGCGAACTTGGTGATGGCGTCACCGAGGTGGCGGAAGCGATGGCCCGGGAATTGAAGACGACCCTGTGGGTCGACACCGGGGTGGTCCGTCGGGTCACCACGGAACGGGATCAGGGGACGCTGCATTCAGAGGTCGCGGTCGGCTGGTATTTGGCTCACGGTTTCTACTCTGGTTTCCAAGAGTTCGGTGTTGCCAGCCGAGGTATCCCAGCCAGGCCGATCGTGGCTCCGACCGCGCATATCTACGAACCGAAGTACGCGCTGGAGATGGCGGAAAAAGTGAAGGACGCCTGTGATGCGACGTGATCGAAACCGTAGAGATCGCCGAGGAATGGCTGTATGCCACGCTGAGTACTGACACAGCACTGGCCGCACTTGTCAGCGACCGGATTTCCGGCACGCTGAGTCCCGAACTGCTGGTCATGCCGTACGTGACTTTCTTGATGCAGTCCAGCCGCGACGTGTCAGCCGTTGGTGGGATCAGGATTTCCACTGACAACCTTTACATCGTCAAGGCCGTCGCTCAGACCAGCACGTGGGATGACCTGACGCCGATCGCCAGCCGAATCGATTACCTAATCCACCGGCCTGGCTCCGTCATGATCGAAGGTGGTGGATCGCTGACGTGCACTCGGGAGAGAGTGCACCAGTTGGCGGAAGTCGATGAGGGGCTGCAATATCGGCAACTCGGCGGCGTCTACCGAATCCGCGCGAGCGCGGACTGAATGAGATGAGAAGAAACATGCGCACCAAGATCAATCCGTTGGCGCCCGCGCTGGCTGTGGGCGCCGCGCTTGTCCTGGTCGGGACTGTCGCTTTCGCCGCACCATCGCGGCTGGCGGTCGTGCCTGCCAACCCGACGCAGCAGGAGGCGCTGGACGGGTTGGACACGGCCCGGCTGTATATACAGCAGCATCCTGACGCGGTGATCCCCACAACGCCACCTCCGACCGCGAGCACTGATCCAGCAAATTTCTCAGCCACGGCCGGTGACCAGAAGATCGTCCTTGCGTGGGCGAAGCCGCTCGGCGGCACACCGACCGGATACATCTACGGGCGCAACGGTATCGACAGCACCGGCTATGGTGCGTACACCTCCCCGGTCCAGTCCGCGACGACTTTCACGGTCACTCTCGATAAGTTGATCAACGGAACGGCTTATCAGGTGTTCGTCGAAGCCGTTTATGCCAGCGGCAACAAGCGGGCCACCCTGACTCGCACGCCGACGGGAACTGCTACGCCGACCGCTGCGCCGACGGGAACTGCTACGC